ATTGCACGGCGTGTAGACGCTATGAAGCATCGCGCAGAAGAGCGCGATGTACGCATGGCTAACATCCTTGCTGTACGTAAGGGTCGCATTTCTGACGTATTTCCAGATATGTTCCCTGCTGACATGCCTCATGCTATGGTTGCAAACTTCGTTGATGTTGCTGCCCGTGACTTGGCTGAAGTACTAGCACCGCTTCCTTCAGTCAACTGCTCTACAACTAACGTGACTTCTGACCGTGCTCGCACATTTGCTGACAAGCGCAGCATGATTGCCAACAACTATATTTACACATCTCGTCTACAGACTCAGATGTATCCTGGTTCAGACCAGTACTTCACTTATGGCTTCTTACCTATCCACGTAGAACCTGACTGGGAAAATGGGATGCCACGCATTCGCGTGGAAGACCCACTAGGTTCTTACTTTGAGCGTGACCGTTTTGGTCGCGTAGTTGCATACGCTAAGCGTTACAATAAGACCATTGGTGAACTTGTTACTGAGTTCCCAGATTATGCTAATACAATCCTTGGTCAAGGTGGTCTTGACCAGAACCTTAATCAGAAGATTGAACTTATCCGCTACATGGATAAGAACAACATCATTCTGTATATCCCTTCACGCAAGAATTTAATTCTAAGCCAGGCATCAAACCCTATGGGCAAGATGACTGTAGTAATTGCAGAGCGTCCATCACTTGATGGAAACCCTCGCGGACAGTTTGACGATGTTCTATTCGTACAACTTGCACGTGCACGTTTTGCTAACCTCGCTATGGAAGCGGCTGAAAAGTCAATCCAAGCGCCTCTTGTAGTACCTGATGACGTCATCGACCTTCCAATGGGTCCTGATGCAATCATTCGTACTACTCAACCAAATGGTGTTGGGCGTGTCCGTTTGGATATCCCTACTGCTACTTTCCAGGAGCAATCAGCCCTCCAATCTGAATTGCGTTTAGGTGCTCGATATCCTGAAGGTAGAACTGGAAACATTGACGCTAGTGTTATCACTGGTCAAGGTGTCCAGGCACTTCTCGGTGCATTCGATTCTCAAATCAAGGCTGGTCAAACAGTTATTGCTGAGGTTCTCGAAGATGTCATCAAGTTGTGCTTTGAAATGGATGAACTCCTTTTCAACAAGGAGAAGAGTGTCAGAGGTGTAGCGCAAGGTACGCCGTACGAGTTAAAGTACATGCCAGGCAAGGACATTAAGGGCGATACTTCGGTAGAAGTCCGATATGGCTTGATGGCTGGATTAGACCCTTCACGCGCCCTGATTTTCTCTCTACAAGCACTAGGTGCAGACCTAGTATCAAAAGACTTCATTCGTCGTGAACTACCATGGGCAGTCAATGTCACATTGGAAGAACAGCGTATTGAAATCGAAAAGATGCGTGAGAACTTGACTGCAGCAATTACTGCAAGTGCTCAAGCAATTCCTGCTATGGCCGCACAAGGTCAAGACCCATCTAAACTAATCCAGAATATTGCAGACGTTATTGAACGTCGTCGCAAAGGGGATAGTATCGAGGCTGCTGCGTTGGCAGTGTTTAAGGCGGAAACGCCTCAGCAACCAACTCAGCCAGAGATGGCTCCGCCAGGCACACAAGGCCCAGTTGAGCAAGCGCCCCCGTCCCCAGCGGCTCCTGGACAACCTTCTGGCGGAGCCCCTCAACCCCAACAGGGTCAAGGCGCACCAGATTTAGCAACAATGTTAGCAGGCTTAGGAGGATAACGTGGCAACTCGCAAAAAGCGCGTAGTTACAGTAGATACCAACGAATACAATCGCTTGGAAATGTACTGCATCTGGCTTAATGAGTTCTACACCTCACTACTTAAAGCAGGGTTTAAACATGATATTGCGCTTGCGCTTATCACAGACAAAGAATCATATCCTGACTGGGTTGAGTGGAAACTCCCAACAGACGCGGATATTTCAAAATACATGGATGAAGACGAGGACTAAGAATGTTGAACGAAAAAGTATCAGGAGTTGGCGCTAATGCTAGCCGCACTGATAAAAATCTTAGTGCTCGTGTACAAAAAGTGGTTAATGATGCTAAGATTCAAAATGCTACAGGTGGAGCGTACTCTGACCGCCAAAAGTTGACAAGCCTTGCACAAGGTGCATCTACTGATGTAAATACTGCACTTCCTACTGCTCCTGTGCAGCCAGATGTGCAGAATCAGGCAACTTCTGTTAAAACAACTAATGTTTTTGCTCCTGGTACACCTGGAGTTCCTCTTTCACATGGTGCTCCTGGCGGTCCTGGTGCTAATTCTTCAATTTTGCAGACACCAGTTGATGCACCAGACCAGAGTTCTATACTTGCACGTGCTTTGCTACAGACAAATCCTACCTCTCGCCAACTTGCGATGATGGTTGAAGCATTTAATGAGATGGATGCTTAATGCCAGACATTAATGCAGCCATTAAAGGGTATCTAAATACTGGCAAAACGCCAATGCAGCGCATGATTGACATGCAAGCAGCGTCTTTGCAGGGTAACGAAATGGATACCTTTAATAGCATCCTCAAAAAGTACCCAGGTATGAGTAATGACCTTGTTATGTCAATGGTAAAACAGGGACTTAACGCTGATACTCCTGGTCTTGGCAAGATTACATCTATCGATGGACTTGCTGCGCTCAAAACTGATGCTATGAAGGTAAAGAATATTAAGGCTCAGGTAAAGCCTAAGCGTGGTCTTCTTGGTTCTATTGAATCTGCATTCAACAATGCTGTCTATGACCCATTTAAAGGTGCTACACGTCTCGTATTTGCTGGACTTCGCTCACCTTATGACATGCTCACAACTGTTGGGCGCGATGTAACTGCACTTGCTCGTGGGGAACAAGGTGCTGGTGCACAGACACTTAAAGATTTAAGCCAGGGTATCCTTGGTGAGAGCACAACTCTTGGTCAAATTGCACGTGCTGGCAACAAAGGAACAGGTTCTGGCTTCTTTGTAGCACCTGAAAGCAAGGTTGGCAAAGCACAAGCCAAGGAAATGGCTCAGTTTGGTCTTGTCAATGGCAAGTCATTTACTATTGGGCGCGGTATTTTCAATGGCATAGGTATGAATCCTAACAGCAATGCCTACCATGTACTTTCAGGTATCGTAGATGCAACACTTAACGTGGGTGCTGACCCATCTACATGGTTTGGTCCTGGCGCTGTAGGCAAGATTATTACAGAAGGCAAGACTTTAACTAAGATTGCTAAGGAAGTAACTCCTTATACAAAGTCTTACTTTGATGAAATGGCTAAGGCATCAATTGATGACCTTGAAAAGTCAGGTCAGATTACACGCGATAAGATAAACAAGAAGATTTCTAGTCCGTTCAAGCGCCTTGGTACACAGTATAAGGCCAAAGAACAAGAGATTATTGCTACTGAGCAGAAGATTACTGATGCAAAAGTTAATACTGCTAAGAAGTTGCTCAATTTTGAGTCAAATAAGTGGATGCGCTGGGCTAATGAGCCTGCAGATAGCGCTGTAAAGCAGACTCTTTCTAACAAGAATATTGCTGAATGGTTCGTAGGAAATCCAAAAGCACAGACTGGTGAACTCACCCAGGCTATGGATTTGCTCTCTGCTGACATGAAGAACACTGGTGGATTCTTCGATGGTCACATCATTCTTGATGAAGTTCCACAATACGGCAAGATTAGCGCTGGTGCACATGGACTCGATGAGTACATTGTAACTGCTAATGATACTAAGAAACTTAAACTCTTAGACCTTGCTGATGACTTCAAGAATGCTGATGATGCTACACGTACTGCTGAGGCTGTACGTCGTGCTAAATTTGCAGATATGCTTGATAAGTTGGGCAAGAACGCATCAGACCCAGACTTTAAGATTTATAACGAACTTGCTACCAGTCTTCGTGATGGTGCTGCAAACCTTGAAGGCTTTATTGGCTCATTGTTTAGCCAAGGAGACTTGCTTGTAGCAGCAAAGCCATTAGGAACACTTATTGGTGAAGTTGCAGACTACAAGAACTATAATGTAATGAGCAACATTACACGTGCTATTGAGAAGGTTTGGAAGCCAGACGGCTTCACTAACATTCGTTCTATCTATGGCAAAGAAGGTGGTGTAGTCATCACTCGTGGTGAACGTATTGCTGCTACTCGTGCTGAGGTTGGTAATGCTGCAGCAGAGTTTGCAGACCCAACTAATCTTGGTCCTAATGTAATGAAGTTGCTGAATTCTATTCAGGATACAAAGGCTTCACTTGCTGCTCGCCAGAATGAACTTGATGACCTTCTTAATAAGCAGTTAGATTTGAAGGATAAGGAAAACTGGTTTAAACTTCTTCGTGAGAAGGCAAATGGAGACCCAGAGATTCTTCGTGAACTTATCCAAGACCCAGCAAACTCTGGTATCAAGGGTCTTCTCAAGATGGAAGCAGAACTTGCCGACAATGCAGTCTTGAAAGAATCACTCCATGCACAGGTTGGCATTACAGATAATTTCATGAGCAATGTTCTTGAGACACCTGGTGTTGAAAAGGGACTTAAGTTTATCCTCGGACGTCAGTTCCAGCCTATTGCTGAGTTAATTGCTAAGGAAACAGACCCAGTTAAAATGCGTAACCTATTCAACCGCAAGTTGGATGACAGAATGGTTCTAGAATTAACTAAGGCTGAGACACCTGATGATGTCTTTAGAATCTTTGCTAATGAACTAGCACCTGGTGGAGACGCGCTTAAGATTAAGCAGTCACTATCTGCTGGTGTAAAGATTGCTACTAATCCTGCTGCTCGCATGATTCCTAATGTGAATATGAATGCGATTAAGTACGCAGAGAACATTAACAAGGCTTTTGGTCGTTACTACATCCGTACAACTGCAGTTAACTTGAACGATATTACAGCAGTTAACAATTCAGTTGAAGACTGGATTAGTTCTGTAGGTCTTACATCTAAGTTTGGCAAGATTATTTCCAAGGGGACTCAGGAAAGAATCATCCAAGATACACAGCGTGCTGTATTCAAGGCTACTACAAATGCTGAACGTGGCGCTGCTGTGCACAATGGCATTGGTCAAATCATTGAAGAGGTTGGAAAGTCACTCAATCTCGGTGCTGAGGAAATCAAAGCACTTCGTAATGTGAGCAAGATTAATGGTAAGGAAGAAGCAATCATCGCTTCCTACTCACTTGGCAACATACTTGGCAACAAGGGTGCTGGACTTATTGTTACAGAAGGAAAGAATATCCGTCTTGAAAAGGGCATCCTTGAGTCACAATTAGTTCACGATGTTATCAATCTTCCAGACACACGCAAGTTAAATGCTGCTGTTGTTGGATATAAGACTAACCTTCCTTTGTATGGTCAGACACGTTCAGCCAAGGTTCTCTTAGAAGAGGCTGGCGACCTATGGCGTACAGCACAGTTGGTTGGTCGTTTCTCATACATCTTCCGCAACATTGCAGAAATGCAGATGCGTCAGTTCTTCTCAGGACATAACAGCCTATTTAATAATCCTATTGGATTCATCTCTATGATGATGTCAGACCCAGAGGGTAATGCTATCCAGAAGATGCTTGCAAAGCGTTCTAAGTATGGCGTTAATGCTCTAGGTCAGTCATTTAAGACTGCAGATGCAGAAGTAGAACTATCTGATTCTATTATCTCTCGTATGTCACTTATGCGTGGTACATCTCGTGGAGACTATGGTTCAGCAGCCCGTAAGGGTACAATGTTCAAGGCATACGAGGACATTACTACTGACCATCCAGATTTCCTCAAGGGTCTTTCTTGGACAATCAATAACTTCTCATCAGATAAATTCATGCCTGATGTAATCAGAATCATGCAACTTGGTCGACCAGAAGCACAGGTTGAATACATTGATAACCTTGTTGCTACATTTGACCAAGAAGGTAATAAACTCAAGGAATTTGCATCAGCAATCTTCGATGATAATGACGGAATGCGTGAGATTCTCCTCAAGAATCCTTTCAAGGAAACAGGTCCTGGAGTTGTCGCAGACAACATCAACAAGGAAAACCTACGCGTTTGGCTCTTTGATTCTAAGCAAGTAGATAGCGTTGCTGGTCAACTAGAACTTCTTGGTGGACAAGGTTCACAGCGTAACCTCATCATGGACCTTATCCGTGATGGTCAGGCTCGCGTAACTGCACCTAACGGCAAGATTATTACAATCAAAGCACCATATCGCCAAAAGGGACTTACTACAGAAGGCGTACTTGCAGCAGAAAAGGTATTCCAACGTCAAGTTGAATCACTCTTTAAGCCAGAGCAACTGACTGGTTCTACTGTAAAGAACATGACTGAAAAATATGTTGGTGAAGGCGCTGGCAAGCAGATTAAGGCATTCACTGACTGGTTCTTCAACCTAGCATCACGCATGGAATCAAAGGCTAACTTTGGTCCTGAGTTCGATGCTTCATACTGGGACTTTGCTGCAGGATATGCAGATATGCTCAGCACAGAAGACTTGATTAAACTACGCGCTTCTGCTAACAAGGCATTTGCTCCAACATCTGCTGGTGGCAAGAAGATTCTTGGTAGAGTTCCAGCACCACTTCGTACTATCAACAACACTCTCAAGAAGCGTCAAGCAATGGTTGATTATGTGCATGAAGGTGGACTATCTCTCAAGAGCCTTGATTCAATGGCTGGAGAACAGGCTGCTGAATACGTTAAGAACCTTTTCTATGATGCTGCAAAGCAGAAGCAGTGGGCAAACGCTGCTCGTCTTGTAGCACCATTCGCACAGGCACAGTATAACACTGTTGGCAAGTGGGCTCAACTTACATGGTCTAACCCACTTCCTATCTACAAGGCTTCTAAAGCATTCGATGCTTTGACTAAGCAGGGCTCAAATGTTATCTATGATGTTGCTGGAATGACATATGATGACCAGCAGGGTTTCTTATACAAGGACGAAGGTCAGAATCAAATCAAGTTTAAGATGCCAATTGTAGGCTCTGTTCTTGGTGCACTTGCTGGCAGAAGCCTTAATATGAAGGATGCTGTTCAGATTACTTCACCTGTTGAATCTCTTAACCTTGCATTCGGTGCACTTAACCCAGCAGTTCCAGGAATTGGACCTGCAATGGTTGCAGCATACGAACTTAGCGGACGAAGCAATGCTTTCGGACCTACAGATGATTTGATTAGAGACATCATCACACCATTTGGTGAGCCAAAGTCTGCAGGAGATATCGTTTTCCCAGCATGGTTCAAGAAACTATCTGGTGCAATTCTAGGCAACGATGCTGCTACACAGCGTTCTGTAAAGGACTGGGCTTCATACCTAGCATCTACTGGCAACTATGGAGACAATCCATTTGAGTCAGATGCCTCACGTACTAAGTTATTTAATGATGCACAAGGACTTGCTAAGAGCATGAATGCTTGGGGAGCAATCTTCCAGTCAATCCTTCCTGCAACACCTATTCAAGAAGTTCTTGCTAAGGTCAAAAACCCTACTAACAAGATGAACTTCATGACAATGACAATGTTGTACAAGGAATGGGATAACGTCAATAAGAAGTATCCTGGAGACCGTAACGCAGCAGTTGTAGAATTTGCTGATAAGTTCGGAATTAATAACATCCTTGTTGGAGTTAGCGGAAGTACACCTGGAACTACAGGTTCTACAGATGCATGGACATGGCTCAATAACAACCCTGGTGCTGCAGACAAGTACGCTACACCTACAGGAGATGTGATTCCATACTTCTTCCCTGGTGGGGAATACTCTCTCAAGTATTACAACTGGCAGAAGAAGAGCGGTGCTCGCCGTTCATTGTCTACAAAAGAAATCTCACAAGAGGCTGAGGGCATGGTTTATGCCATGCTTAAGAGCCAACTTGCTGAGAAGCAGATTGCTGGTGGATATACAAACTACTGGTATAACGAGCAACTTGCTACATTAGATAAGCAGTTTGGCGCTAAGCCATCTGACACCATTGTTACAGGCGTAAACGACCAGAAGATTGCAAACATTGGACTTGCTCTGCAAGACCCTGCTTTCCAGAAGTCACCTGTATACAAGGAGACATCAGAGTTTTACTCAAGATTTGAAGAACTCAAGAAAGTACTAAATATGCAAAAGGCATCTAACTACGCTGAACTATCAGGTGGTGGGATTGCTACGTTGATGCGTAATGACCTCGTTACACTAGGAGAAAAATTAATGCAACAGAATCCTGAATTCTCCCGTATGTACTACGGGGTATTTGCTGGAATACTAAAGGCGGCTAACTAATGGCTAGCACACAGACACAGGCATCTCAGATTCTTGGCATCTATTCAGACCCTACAAATCCATTTGTTCGATTTGTAACTAATCCTGACCTTGTTGCAAAGCAATCAGCGCTTATGGATATTCAGCGCTATATGTCAGGACCTGGACAGGGTGGTTATGCAACAGAATTTCAAGCATTTCAGGCTATGCTTCGTAAGGCTGGCCTTAGCAAGTCAACAACTCCACTAGGTATTGTTGGTCTTGATGAGATGGCTGCGATGGATAAGGTTATCTCTGCTGCTATCCCTAGCCAGTTAGACCCACTTGCATATTTGGCTACATACAATGCTTCACTAAAGCCAAAGACAATTTCACAGCCAGACATGACTACCCAGTTCACGAAGCAGGTTCAGTCATCTTTGCAATTTAAAGATTTGGGTGATGCTCGTCAGTCTTATAGCGATGCTTACTTCAAGACTTATGGATTCTTCCCTGCACCAGAACTAGATAAGAAGTTTCAGGATGCATGGAATGCTAAAGTAAAATCTGAGACACAGCCTACTACTACAGATACAAAGACCGAAAAAGTCTATATCTATGATACTAAGAGCAAGCCAGTTATCGACCCTAAGACTAAGAAGCAAAAGGTTGATGCTGCTGGTCAACCAGTTTACAAGGGTATTCTTAAGAATGACCAGGGGCAGTATCGTACAAAGACTATTAGTACTGGTGTAAGCAAATCTATGGGTGAGGGATTTACCTCAGAAGAACAGACACAGTTCCTTGCTGACTTCCTTGCACAGAACTACCCAGATGCCAAGTTCAATGTAAATGATATTGGTGGTACAGCCAAGACTATCTATGACACCATTGCTGCATATAATACTGGAAACTATGAGGCTGCCCCAGACTTTGCTACAGTCGCACCTTTAATTAAGAATATCTTGTCACACCCTGACCAAAAGGTTCAGGAAGAAATGTTTAACCAGTATGTTACAGGTTTGCAGAAGAAGGCTGGGACTCGCTTCATGTCAGTCCAGGGACTTATTCAGCCAGGTGAGAATGCAAACAAGTATGTAGACCCTGTGCTTAAGTCACTTGGTAACGCGCTTGAAACTACTATTGATATCAAAGACCCATTGGCTTTACAGGCTCTTAACTTTAAAGACGACAAGGGTAATTACAGACTTCCAAATGACTATGAATTAAGCCAGATGGTTATGAACGATAAGCGTTATGGAACTACATCTGCAGCAATTAATACAGCAGTCAACATGGGTCAATCACTACAGAATGCGTTGAGGTAATCATGGCTAAAGCCACTACAGACGAATTTGGAACATCTCTTGCAGGTGATTCCACAACCGTATCTCCTAACGCTACAAAGACTGCAGCACAGATTGCTGCTGAGGCTAAGGCAACTACAGTTGCCAACGCAGCAGTTGCAAACCCAACTGTAGGAAATATCAATGCTTTTATTGCTAATCTTCAAACCCAACTTGCTGATATAAATGTTGCTCAGGGTCTCAATCCTGATGGTACTGCTAAAACAGCAGAAACACCAATGACACGAGTTGCTGTTAACGAAGCAGCCAAGACTGCTGGACCTCCTTATGCTGCTCCTCGTGGTATGCACTGGACATGGGTTGGCACAGAATATAAACTTTACAATGACCCTGTTACTCCTGTAGTAAATACAAATGAGGACAAGGCAACTGGAAGTACCATCACTACTGCTAGCGGAACTGATACAGGTTCTCCTACAACCAACATTGATGTTCTTAAGGCAATGCTCAAGGCTCAGGGATTTACATCTGATGTAATTGACTCATCTGCATCATATCTTGACTCATTGCTTAAAGATGGTCTTGACTACGATAATGCTGTTCAGGTATTCCTTAACACTAAAGACTACACACTTAAAAATGGCACAAAGATTTCCTCTCCATTCTACGACCAGTATGGATATCTTAATGAGGGACTTACAAAGCCTAAGACTCCATCTGAACTTTTCAATGCTGTAGAAGGATATAAGCAGGTGCAGCAGAAGTACGGATTCAGCACTCAGTATCTATCTCCTGAATCACTCAAGAACTATGTCAAGAATGGCGTTTCAGTTCAAGACCTTGATGAGCGTGCTAATACTGCTCGTCTTGCTGCTATCCAAGCAGACCCTGCTAAGACAGAGGCTCTTATCAAATTGGGTTACATTGCTAACTCTGCAGGACTTCAAGATTTCTACATGGACTCAAAAATTGGTAAGGAACAACTAGACCTTAACCGTAACACTGGAGCATTCGTTGCAGAGGCTATCCGCCGTGCTGGCTCAGGACTCAATGTTGAGAATATGCAAATTGCTAACTACAAGAAACTAGCAGCATCTTTGACTGAAAAGGGTTACACAGAAGCACAGATTGCACAACTTGCATCTACTGGTTTCCAGAACATTGCTGAGACACTTCAACCATTGACAACATTGTCTGGCATCTACCAGGGTACACCTGGAACTGCTGCAACTCAGTCAACTATTGAGTCAGAACTCCAGCAAGAAGAATTTATGAACATGGCATCTGCCCGCCGTAAGTTACTTACAGAGCAGAACAAGAAAGCCTTTGAAGGACAGGCTGGTCTATACACACGTCTAGGTCAAACTGGCTCCCTCGGCTCAACAAGCACAGGCGGAATACTATAAAGAATCCCCTCTGAATCCATCGGCCTCAGAGGGTGTACAAGACCGAGAGTACAAGCCAAGACAGATTCCCCGTCTGGATTGAGGTGTGCGACAACTACTAAAAAGGGAGACAATCGCATGAGCGATAACCGCGACAACTACTGGGAAGATGAAGACGAAGACGATACACCTATGGGTGCATTTGAATCGGAT